CGGTATCAGATCTAATCTGATTTATATCTGCATGTATTCTACCATTATGTTCATGTTTTATTATGGTATCTATAAAAGTTGTATGCGCCTTGTTTATCTCTCTTGCCTTTGATATACATTGCACCAAAGGGTGTTCATGTGTAGATAAAAAATTTTTAGTAAAGGAGGGCGCTTGTGTTTTCTCGGTTCTTTCATAATGTAAATTTAATTTGTCAAAAACTTTGGCAATCGATCTTGCAGCCCATATTTGAACATCTACTCCTGTTTCTTTATTTACTTCTTGTAGCAACTGTTTTTCTTCTTCAGCTAACTGCTGCTTTAGTTTATGAGCTTTTTGAACGTCTACTCTTACTCCTAAAAAACGCATGTCAACCAAACAAGGAAAAAGATCAGTCTCTAAATCAAAAATAGAATTTAAATCTTGGTCACTCATTTCTTTTTGCATAACTTTCCATAAGCCTAATGTTAGCTCTGCATCACGCTCTGCGTAATTACCAACATACATTGCAGGTAGTTTCCACATGTCAGCTTTAGGATCTATGCCCCATTCTTTTGCGGCACTATTTAATTCTGTCTCATTCTTGCCTTGTTTCAAATAATCCCAACCAAGAGAACCTAAATCGTATCTATATCTATTTTCATTTACTAGAGATGCGGCTATCATAGTATCAACTATCGTGCCGTTTAATTGTATGCCCATAGATCTAATCCAACAGACATCATACATGGCATTGTGAAATATTTTTATAGAATCGGATTTACATACATCTGTAAACCATTGAATTACTTTACTTTTTTCTAGATTACCACCACCTTCATGATCGAATGGAAAGTATCCAGAGTAGCCATCTGTTGCAACTGCTACGCCCACAACCTTACCTTTTTTAATTACAGAACCCGACCCCATAGTTTTTAAATCTGGATCATGTGTTTCTAAATCTATTGCAATCTCATTACAAAATCTAAGATCTGGAAACTCTGTGGGTTTAACCCACTCAGTTTGCGCTTTAAATATCATTTATAATCTCTTTCAATTATCATTTCTAAATAATGTATGGCTTTCATTATGTCTTCTTTTTTCCCCTTATACGAGTGTCTACAGATATACTTTATTGCGTTGCCCTCTGCAAACAAAATCTTATTATCATTAATAAATTTTGATGGTTGTATTTTAAAATTAATGTAATGAGATCCTGCTACTTGTTTTTTATAAGCGCTCATATTTTAAACTCCTTTGATTTATTTTTTGATTTTATTAAATATAAATTTTTCATGGATCTAGTTAATCCTACATACCAAACTCTGTATTCTTCATCACGTTTAGCAATAGACTTTCTTGCACCTTTAACTGTATTCTCTGTTTCATTTAAAAACAATACTACGTTCGTGGCCTCACCACCCTTAGCTCCATGTATCGTAGAAACTTTTATTCTAGGTGTTCCCGTTGGATCCTCATTATTTAACAGTAACAATCTCATGTAAGTTATTTGACTCTCGCTTACATTATTGAAAGCATCATACCATTTTAAAGATAAGTTCATTGAACCTTTTATTCTTTCTTTGACTCTTTGTAAGTGTATGTCAGGTATACTTATTTTTTTCTGTAAGTTGTACCAGTGCTTCGTATCTTCGTATAAACTTTTACCAATGCTATTGCCCTGTGCTGTTTCAAAAAAATATCCTTTCTTTTTTAAGTATGTTGGTATGCTCTTTAATATCGATTTAGTTCTAGTTAATATTAACCAGTCGCCTGTTGACATGTCAATGTCTGTTAGTTTATATCTTTCAAATATTTCACCAGATTCAGACTTTGGAAAATATTCTTTGTCAATCCTATTTTCTTGTATTCTTTCAATGACATTCAGCGCCATTTTCTGTATACTAGTCGGCACTCTTTCTGACTGTTTTAAGGGTATCTCCTCTGCTTCATAATTTATAAAGGAGTCAACATCTGCACCTGCCCAACCAAATATAGCTTGATCATCATCTCCTGCTATCCAAACATCACATTTAGTGTCTTGTTCTATTTTATTTATCATAGACCACTGTATTAAAGACAGGTCTTGTGCTTCATCTACAAATATAACATCTAAATCTGGCACAACATCTTTATCTAAAAACTTTTGTATCATGTCCGTAAAATCAATTAGGCCATAAACTTTTTTATAATTATTTATCTCTTTCTCTATCGCCTCTAACTTATCTCTTTCTATTCTAGATAAATGTTCATTTCTATCTAATTGATCTGTTACTGATATCTGTCTAACTCTAGCTAAATTAATCATGGTTAAGTATTCACTATTAGAAGAAAATATACCG